ATCTTAGCTGAATAATTATTCATATAGACTTTAGTAAACACATTGGGTACTTCGCCTAACCTGAATATTAGTTTTGTCTTGTTATAGAAGTATTCAAACTTTTCAACTACAACAACTTGACTTCCATCTTGTTGAGTTTCAAATCCCCAACTAAGTCCAAAAGCTGAAGATAGAAACTGCATCACTTCTTTAAAGTTGAAAAATAATTGCTGACCAGTTCTTTGCCTTATCATTTGTCCATTAGTAAATGAAGTTAATGCTGCAAAGCCATCTGCGTCATAAGGTATTGGTAAATCAGTTCTACCAAGTGCAGTTGATTTAAAACATTTGACTTGGTTTGTATAATATTGACAAAGTCTTTCACAAAGTTCATAAGCCATTACAGCTTGGCAAGTAGTGGCTGGATATTGTGTAGCTTGTTGTATATCTATGTAACCACTGTCTTTAGTAGTAACTGTTATTGAACCATAGTTAAAATGTACACCAGATAAGTAAACCGTTTCAGTACGCCAATACACTAAAACAGTATCGCCTACTGAAGCATTAAATGCACCATATACTGCATTTAGATTCATATCAAAATCACCAGTTATAAAAACAATTTCATCAAAACCACTTGAATTATTAAAGTTGTAATCTTGTGTTTTTATATCAATGGCTCCTTCCCATATTACTGCACCGGTTTTATCACAATGCCTTACCCATATCTCAAGTTTAACTGTACCACTGCAAGAGTCTCCAGGTGCTAATGGTGAACCATCAGAAGCTATATTTATTTTGAATTCATTTTTTATAGCAACATTTGTTGATCCACTAAGAACAAATTGATCTATATTGTTCAGTACAGTTATATCAGCAAGAACATTAGACGCAAAAGCATTGTAACCAAAACCTGTATCAATTTCATTCAATAGTAGATTTGATGTATCAAATATACCGTAATAATAATTTGACATATCATAACCATGAATATCTTTTTCATACACAGCTCCAGATGTTCCACCGGCTTTATACTCTTCAAGAATAGTTTTAGGTTGTAATTTTACATTGACAATGTTCATTGGTTCAAGAGCAATACCACCTTGTGTCTCATTAAGTGACATACTCACATCTTGATCTATTTGATTTACAAAAGCTACATTGAAATTAAACTGATCCAGATTTGCATTTACATAAATTTGATTTTTTTGATATGAAGTAAAATTTACTTTACCTGACATACTCAATTCCCATAAGTATGTATTAGAATTGTATTCATAAATATTTACTACAACCAGTGATTCAATGCCATCTATTTCATAAGCTTGTTTGCAAAATTCTCTACCTATTTTAGCAAAATTTATAGCTGTAGAAAATGAATAGATAACTCCATCATTATCAGTACTGCGCTTAATCTGTTCTTCAAGCTTATCCAAGCTTTCAGGATCACAGTGCAAGTTTACTGTTCCAAGTTTTTGACTGACAAGTTGTATCTTAATCATTATCTATAGCGTCTTTGAACCATAGTAGTAAATCCATCTTCTTTTTGAATAATGACATTTACTCCCATTCTTTTATTTTTAATAGTCTTATTCAGTTCTGCAAATTGTTTGTTGATAGGTGACAAATCTATTACAGTGCTTACTGATACAGTTTCAACTCCTTTTCGTAGTGAAGATTTAATTCCATCAATACGCATCTTAGCTGTTTCTTCAGCTGTAAATACTTTACTTCCTTCTTTAAGATAAGTCAGTACTGCACCTGGAACATCATATAAATGCATTTGGCCTGATGGCTCTTGTATCAATTCAGGTCCACCACCATCATTAACCATTGACCAACCTTGCTTTGCATACTTAGTTCCTTTTGCATATTTAGGAATTGGTGTAGCTACAATAGCACCAAGTTCAACAGCTCCAATAGCTTCAATCAAAGTAATCAATGGTGCAGTAAATGGTAAGCCTGGAAGTTGTTCAGCTACAGCTAATGCTGTCTTAACAATTACTTGTGCGGCTGATATTGCTTTATCAAATATTGCTTTTTTAGTTTGCTCTTCAGCTATTTCTTTTTGTGTCTGAGCTTCTATTTTAGCATACCTTTGTGTGATTGCACTCTTAGCATTAGCATTGTTACCAGCTTCAGTTAATGCAGTTTGTTCTGCGGCTTGTTGCGCTGATAGTTGATTTTGTAAAGATTGTGTTTGTGCATCAAGTATTCCATTAGTAACAGTAGTTACTGAAGCAAACAATGTCTGTTCTAACTGAACAGCTTTTTGTTTATACTCTTGATCTATTCTAAGCTTTTCAGCATTTTTAGTTCTCTCATTTTCAAGATCAAGCTGTGCATATTGCTTTCTAAGATTTATTAAAGTTTGTTCTTGCTCAGCTGTAAGAGTTTTTAAACTATCATAATATTCAATCTCTTGTTTTAATTGCTGAAGTAAAGTTTCTTGTTGGGCTTCTTTATACTGTGTATCAGCAAGTTTCTTTTTACCGATGTATTCAGTGTAAGTTATTTCACCATTTGCAAACTGTTCTTCAAGCCTCTTAGCTGCACCAGCATTTAGTATATCTTCTTCAGCTGTTAAATTTTTATAGTATGTTTCATAAAGTTTACCAGTATCATTGATACCTTTTAAAACAATTTGTTTTTGGTTTTCAATATGTTGATCCAGTATTGCATCACGTTGTGAGTTATATGTCTTGTCATTCTGAAGTTGAGCTTCTTTAGCTTGTATAATAAGTGCAGCTTGTTCAGTTAAAGACAGACCTTGTGTATGGGTTATCTGGTCTAATGTATTTTTATCAAGTTCAATACGTGCAAGACTTTCCTTTTTTAGTGCATCAAGTTCTTGAAACATTTTAACATCGTCCAATCCTTTTGATGCAGCAACAAACTCAGATTGAGCTTGCAATTGCTGGTCAAATGTATATTGTTGGTTGTTGAGTATCTGTTTTGAATTATCAAGGTCCTCTTGTTGTTCATTTTGATACTTTTGACGCCTGGCTGCATCAGCTTGTTCAGATTGAGTAAGTTGCCTTGTTTCTTCTTCCTTCAGCAAAGTATCTTCTAATTGTTGACGGCGGCGTGCACCATCCGTTGCTTGTCTTTGAATATCAAGACGTGCTTTTTCAAGTTCAGCTAATCTTTGAACTAAATCATAGTTAACTTTTGTCTTAGCATTCTCATCTTCAAGTATATCAGCTGAAGTAGTTGCAAGTGTAGTTTTATAACCACTTAATTGTATTTCTTGTAATACAGCTTGACGTTCTTTTTCATTTGCATCAAGTTGTATATCTATTTGCTCTTTAAGAACTTGTTTATATTTTTGAACATCTTGATAACGCTCTTCAGCGGTTTGATGTATCTTATCACGAGCATTGAACATTAATTCACTGAGTTCATTTTGCTTTTCAGCAACTTCAGTCATTTCAAGTATTTGTTCTTTTTTAATTTCTTGTTCAAGAGCTGTTATCTTATCTTTTTGCTCTTTTACAACTCCATACATTGCACCCCATGTAGGACTAATATATGTTAGAAAACCTTGTACAAGTCCTGACCATGTGTCTGATGAGAATGTATCTACTATAGAATTGCCAAGATCGCGCATCATTAATCTTGCTGAATATGTTACAGCACTGAACACATTCATAGCTTGTTCAGCTTTATCAGTACCATCAATGGTATCTTCAACATAAGAATCTACTGATACTTTCAAAAATTCAAAAGCACCGGCTACAGCTGCAATACCTAAAGCTACAGGCGATGTTAATAAAGCACCCATATTTTTTCCCATAGACGCAAGGGCTTCACCACCTTCAGTGGCTTCAGGTGCTACTTGTCTTAAAGCTGGAAGAGCACCTTCAAGTTGTTCCCTCCAGTTTTTAGTCTCTTGAACATGTAGATTTATTTCTTTACGTAGTTCTTGAACTGATGCATATTGTTTATCTATAGTAGATTTTAGTTCTTGGCCTTGTTGACTCTTTCGTTGTTCTTCACCACGTAAGTTTGACCAAGCTATTTGATTTGATTTTAAAGCTTTTTCAAGTTCAGTTAAACTTGCATACTGTGCATCAAACTGTTTTGTGGTATCTTGTAAAGCTTGATTATTTTTCATCTCAGCTTTTAAGTCAGCTAAGATACTTTGCTGTTCACGGTATGCATCGTTGTTTCGTGCAGCTTGCACAGCTATTTGATTTTGTATCTTTATCAATTCAGCTTGTGCTTGAGTAAGATCATCAGTATCACCTTTTACTTTAGGTAATGAATTGTCTTTAACTGTAGTATCAAACTTACTGAACATTTCAATAAGCTGTTGCAATTGGTCATACAGTTTCTGAAAATTTGCAGCTAACGTGAGTGGCACTTGGAGTGCATCATCATCAGCTAATTTATCTTTGGTTATTACTGCCATGTCTTAAGCGGCTTTCTTGTTTCTTTTCTTCAATACTTCTTTATATGCATTGTATTCACAAAGTTTTAAATCAGTTCCATTAGTTACAGTAAAACCAAGAGCTGCATTTAACGATACAACTAATTCTTCATATACAGCTTGTTCAAAATTATCTTCATCTACACCATACTTTTTTAGCATAGAGTTCTTACGTGTGCTGATTTTAGCATTGATTGATTCAGACTTTTTTAATGCTTTAGTCAATGAATCTGCATAAGCTGTTCTACCAGAATCATCTATTGCATAACCTTTCTTTTTAAGATAGGTCAGTGCTTCATCATCTACTACGAACATGAGCTTAAGAATATATGCACGTACCAATATAAACTCTTTAAGGTGTGCATTAAGACCTTTATAATCATTCAATTGATTTATGAATGTAAGGTCTTTGTTAGCTGAAGCATTGTGCTTTACTATATCATACCAAGCTTTTTCACAACCAGCATTAAACACTCCGTCTTTAGAAACAAGACTTAGATCATTGCTAAAAGCTATCTTAAGAAATAAGCGTAAAGATATTTCACTGTATTCCCAATAAGCTAAAGAGCCAATCTTGGAGACCTTTGAGGAGATAGTCCCTGATGGTGTCCAAATCTTCTTCACGTTCTCCAAAAATGTCTTCACCGTATTTAGCTGTTAGTTGAAATGTTTTCTTATCAATACTATAGAACACAATTGGAAATGCAGTTAAGTCAACAGTAAAAGCTCCTGTGAAAGCTCCCGTCAATGTCAAATCAACAACTCCAAGTGGATTGAATTTAAGTTTGTATCTTCCGTATGAATCATTATATGGTGGTTGTATATCTTTATCATTAGCATCTTTACCCTCAAGAAGTCTTTGACGCTCCATATCAAGCATTTCATTCTTATAATTAGAAAGTATTTCAAGAATTTTTCGCTCAACAACATCTGAAGTAATTTGATTTAGATTATTAACAACATCAACCAAGTCCATACATTGAAAGCATGGTTACGGAAAGTCAACGCAACCATGCCTTTTTTATTTTAAGCTGGAATAAAATGTACTACAGCTGGAAGTTCATAACCGGGTACAGTTAATAAACTTGCTGCACGCATGTTCAAGTCACCTTCAACAAGAGCACCAAAATCAAGTTCATAAGTACCATCTGCATTGTCATGAAATCCAGTCAATGCTTGAGCTGAACCATCAGAAGTTTTGGTTGCACTAAAGTCAGCTTCTAAGAAACCAGCTACAGGTGTTCCATCGCATGAAGCTGTAACAGTGATATACAACTTGTGTGCAGCTGCATCAGCCTTTGTTATTGCAACGTTCAAATCAGTAAGTGGCATCAACTCATTAACAAATGAACTTACATCAAATGCATAACCATTCTGATCCAGTTCTTTATGGTCAGCAAGAACAAGGTGCACGGGTGACTTGCTTGCATTTTTACCATCATTGAACATCAACTTTTCAGGATTCAATAAAGCAATCTTTAAACCTGTGTATTTACCGTTTGACTTTTTAGTCATGATAAATTGGTTTTCAGAATCCCAAATAATAACACGGCCAGAATTTTGTTTGTGTGTTGATAAAGCTCTGTGAGTACAGAGGTCTTTACGGATTGCAATATCAAACACAAATTTTCCAGGCCACACAGCCATATCAGCTAAAGGTGTTTTCTCATAAGTTGCTTTATCAGAAGAATCTTTAAAGTCAACAAAATCAGGAAACAGATAAGCACGCGAGGTCTTTGGAGCTATCAATGCCGCCATCCAAAATGCTATATCAGCAATTTCAGTTTCAGTAGCTTCAAAGTTATCAGGAACAGTCAACATGCACTTTGGCAATTCAGGCATGACCGTGCATGAAGTCTTGCCAATGTTTTGTCTTTCATCTACGCAATTTTCCATTTGCATATATTGTTTAAACGGTTTAACATTTAATTTTTGAACGAATTTTTAAATCAACTAATTCAACAGCATCAAGAGGGTCTTCAAAAATATATTTTTCAGTTCCTTCTTTTGGTGGTGAGTAAGCTGTACCCCAAAATGGTCGATCGATTTTAGTATGCGGAGGTCTTTCGTTAGGAAATCCATCCCATTGGAACAATCCTGAATTTTTCAACTCAGTTAAGAATCGTTCATACAATGGATGAAGTTTTGGTTTGAATACTTCAGTCATGCGTTGATCTGAATAAATGTTGTCTTTTGTAAAAGCCAATATTGCAATATTCAAACTGTATGATACATAACCTTTTGAATCAGCTGTATAACCTTCAGGTACATCTATACGCAGTGCAATCAATGGATATTTTTGATACTTGTAAACTTTATCCAATTCCATTTCTTTCAGTCTGTTTGCTATTTCAAGTCTATGTCCAAACATATAGAATGGAGCAAGACCATTGAAAGCTTGACCAAATATTGCATCCCAAGAATTATCGCGCATTTTAGCTACGACTGCACCTATATTATCCGTTATGACAGGAACCTTCGCCATTAGAAATCAAATAAATCAATCATCTTACCACCTTTGAAATACTTAACCAAGTAATCAGCAAAATCAGTTACATCAGATAAGTTTACTACAACATCATCAAAAGTTTCACTGTTAGTATACAAGTATCTATAAAGATTATTTTTTTCATGTCTCTTGTATTTACCAGCAAGTCTTGAATAGTCATTCATCGATCTTCCGTAACGTATGCCTGAACCAACCTGTTTTGAGTTTTCTGAAACAGCTTGAGTAACTCCAGTTGCATTTACTGAATCATTGATTGAGTCTCTTAACCATGAAGCATGCACAAAAGGAATCAATAACTTTTTCAATCCAACCCACTCTTCAGTTGATCCATTATCAATGGTATACATCTCACCAATTTTTAAATGCAACCAGCGGTTATCAGGTTGCTTTTCCCACTTTGCTCCATCACTTCCAGGTACAACATTTTGATTTGGTCCAATCAATGATTTGTATATGTCAATCCCATAACATACCAAAGCATCCAAAGCAAAAGCTGTTTGGTTGTTCCAGTCAGGTGGTAAAGCTTGAACACCGGCTGTAAGTGCATTGTAAAAAGTAGTACCAAGTGTTTTCTGCAATGCATTTTTCTCAAACTGATTTGTATAATCAGCGAAAGAATTTGCAACCTTATCCAGATTCGGAAGATTGTAAGGTGCTACATCAAAATCACTTGGTACTGTATACATAGCTTTATTGAATTAGAGATTTTTTAGCTTAGTGGCTCCAGACTGATCCTTTTAAATAGGACACCATAGTACCGCTTCCAGTATAGGACAATCTGTAATATTTGTACGGACTGTTACCTATCACGAAACTATAATATGTTGCAGCTGTGTTTGCACCACTTACTGTAGCTGTAGCTGTTAATGCGTAACCAGCTGTGTGTACAGTTGAATAACCAACACCATCGATGCTACCTTGCAATGTAATAGTGCCTCCATTGGTTCCGCTCACACTCCACACTCTTGCAACAACAACTGTTGTATAAGCAAGATTCACAGTTGCTACAGTAGTAGTTACATAAGCTGTTCCAGTGTTTGTCACACCTACACTATCAATGCCGGCATTTTGCATCTTGTTTGAATAAGATTGCTGAGCATTAGCACCAAATGCAAACATAATGAACAAAGCAATCGCTGTTACGATTTTGCCCCATCCATTCTTTTCCATCTTTGCAGCTACGTGCTTAGAGCACATAGTGATTTCTCCTTTTTGATGATGAGGTGCTTTATCAGTACACTCAACTTTAACTCGTTCGTTCAACTTAACTTTGCCTTCTTTAGGCTTTACTTGAACAACATCAGGTCTTTTTTCTTTTTCATCAGCCATAGCTGTATTGTTTAAAAGTTATTGAATTTATTTTAGTTCCTTAGGCTATTGCCGTTTTGATGTTGGCAAAAGTGTCATACAAGAAAGCGACAGTTTCGTTATCACTTACGTATTGGTGGAAGCGTCTTTCAGCAATAGCTGTTACTAAGTTCTTAGTAAAGTCATCATTTTCCCAACCCCATTGCACTGTGAAATCTTGCAACATCAATACATGATACTTGGTCATGTCAGCAAGAAGTAAATAACCTACTGCAATGTTGTTGTCTTCAACAACTGGAGTTGCTGCAATGTTACGGCCATCAGCTGTAGTAAATGGAGCAAGTACATACTGACCTTGCAATGATTTTGCCAAGTCCATAACAGCTGCATCGATAGGATTAATGAATGCAGTTAAAGGTCCATCAACATTCAATGAACGAAGCTGTGCAATTGCTGCACGGATTGCATCAGAGTTGTTTGGTGCAATTACTCCATTGATAGAAGCCAATGTATACGCTGAAGCATAACCGGTTACACCTTTAGGGTTTGGAGCAATGCCATTGCCAGTCAATACACCAGCATTTGATCCTTTATCAACTTGATACAAAAGTTCGTTTACAACTTCACCAGCGATGTAATCAATGTCAGTCAACATCTCAGTTGAAATCTTTGTCTTTGCTGGAATCTTTTTAGGAACTGAAGATTCACTTTCAAGTTCAAATGATACAGAAGGCTTTAAGTTACCTTCAGCTGTGAATGCAGCTGCACCTTGTACATTATGCTTATTAACCCATACAAGCGGATTCGCTTTAGTAGCACCTTTGCGGAGGCGCTCCCAAAATGTAGCTTGCACACGGATAGGTTGAACAATGCCAGGCAATACTTGTACATTAGGCAAGTATGCACTGTTGTTCAGTGATGCACCTTCAGTCATTGTTATTGCAGCTTTTACTTTCAATGGTATTGCAGGAATATTGACTTGGCTACGAGCTTCATTGTCAGCTTTTAAACCTTTTAACAAAGGTTCATTAGTTTCAACCCACATTTTAACTTGCTCACGTATAGATGGAGTTCCATCATCTCCGCGTGCATTAATCATTTTCTGTTTAAGTTCATTGATTTCAAGACCTTGCTTAATCAAAATTGATTTAAAGCCTGTTTTGTCATCAAGCATTTCACCAATCTTATTCATGTCAAGTCCTTTGATCTTGTCACCCATTTCTTTAGCTGAATCAGCTACAGCTTTATTAATGAGTTCAAGCACATCAGACTTAGCCATTGTTTCAGGCAAGTTGCTTAGTTCAATGCGCTTCTGAAGGTTTTCCAAGAATTCACGTTCTGTTTTCTTGTCATCACCTGTTAAGTCATCAGTCTTGAACTTGATAGCAAAAGCTCCTGTAATAGCTGTCTTGCTGTATAAAGCTAATCCAGCTGGAGGTGCAAATAATGATACAACAGCTACAGCAAGAAGTATAATCAGACTGTAGATTTTTTGAACTGTTGATTTACTCTTTCGAAACGTATGCACAACCAATGCGATAGCACCAAGCAAAGCTACTGTTTCAATTCCACCAAACCCAGCTGTTGCAAGATTTGATTTTGAAACTACATAAGCTGTGTATTCAGCATCATCAACTTTGTAAGCTTCTTTTGATTGTACTGAAGTCTGCATGACTTGTTCATACACGACACTCTTTTTTTCTTTACTGTGAGAGTCAACAGTAAACGCAATTGTTGACACAATTAACAGTGCCAAACAAATGGATAGAAAATTTCTGATTTTCATTTTGTTTTTAGATTTTTAATTTAAACATTTCACTACCACTTACTGACTTGATTTGCAAATTCAGTGCTAAATGCGGCTGAACATTTTCCGGAGTGTCTGTTGACGGCTCACGTAGTGCTTTAACCTTATCAATAATATTTTGAATCTCTTTAGCATGTTTTTCACTTACGTTGAACTTACGTAAGTACTGCTCAAGAGCTTTTAGATCATCTTCAGTTTTCAACCCAAGTAAAGGAGTATCAGCATTCATACCCATTGCTGTAGTAGAATACTCAAACATTTTTAATTCATTTATTATTTCACCTAAGTATTTACCAGCATTATCAAACCGATCTTCACCTTTAGTAGTTCTATAAGCATAAGAATGCTCAAGTGTTTTTCCGTATGATTGAAAGAATTTATAATCTGAAAATAGATCACGGCTGATTTCTTTTTCAAGATTCAGTGCAGACTCTACAATAGCATACTTATCTGTTTCATACATTTTAGATGGCAGACCTACTACAGCTGATTGCATTAAACGATGATCCAATACGTGCTTGATACGTCCATTATCTTCTTTGAACGTTTTTGCAAAAGCACCTTTCTTGGTAATGTCACCACCCATATCTTCTTTATCAAAGCGAGATATTGCTATTGTCACAATACCTTTTTCATTTGTATCAAGCACTTCAGCTTTAAATGATTTTTGTTTGCGCTCCTTATTTGCCATAGCTATTTCTTTTTAGATTCCTTTGAAATCTTTTCTTGGTAAGATTGAGTCTTCTCTTTATTTACCTTGATTTTGGTTTTGATCGTTTTCATTTATTGGATTTGGTTTTGGTGGTTGAATTCCAGCCTTACCAGCTTCAGTTTCATAATAGTATTTATTTCCTTCTGCATCAGGCAACAAGTCCAAGTCATTTGCTTCTCTCCATTCATTTACTGTTATAATGTTGTTTTGGAATTCAAGTTGCATACCTTGATCGCGATAAGCTCTTGCACGTCCTGAGTTAAGTGCATCTTCTTGGAATACAGCTAAGTCATCATAATCAGCACAGACTTCTACATTGTTTTCTTCACACTTAAAGAAATCATTATACTTTGACATATCCCGTTTATTGTTTGGAATAATATTATTGTCATATAATTTTTTATGTGCACTTTCTTGATTAGAGTAAGTTGCATCAGAATCTTGAAACAGCACATAGGGAAATCCATAGCGTTGACAAACAGCTCGGCAAGATTCCAAAATAGTTTCTTTTGTACCAAGAGCTTTTACATCAAAGCTCATAGGATTCCATTTTGCAGCTGTACGGCTTATCACATATTGGTGCTGTGCCCAAGTCATACCATACGCACTCAATGCATCTTGCAATTCTTCTTTTTCATCATCACCCATTGGAATGTAACCAGCTGTTGAATCTTTTGTTGCAGCTGCATCGTGTGATATAAATCCAAGTGGACCTTTTTTACGCAATAGCACATTATCAGCTTCCATTGCTGCACAAAGATTACTAATAGCAAAGTCAAGTCCAACCAAACGTGACTGAGGCAATAGAAAATAAGATTGCATTGAATAAGTAAAGCCATCATCCAATATCATAACTTGATCTGGACGTAAAGTAATTACTTTACCAAGTAACGAAACCCTGTATTCTTTTATCATGCCATCTACAGCTGATTGCAGTAGATCATACTGTGCAGGTATTGCAGTGAATAACCATGGAGGTAAATTCAACATCATAACAGCATTTTCAGGACCAAACCCTGCCGGCACTATTGGCAATACTGGACAAAAACCAAAAATCTTTTTGTAGACTATTTGTTGAGCTCTGAATTGTTCATACGTCTGCATTGGATTAGGTCGTTTCAATAATCTCATTAAATTATTTGAGAATACTGAATTGGCTGGATTGCCTTTACCACCTTTACCTTTCAAATAATAAATTCCAATTGTACCAGCAATATCAGCTTCAGCAAGACGATCTATTACTGAAGCAAGTGGGTAACAATATTCATAAGCATACAGTTGTTGCATTGGGACTTTCATCCCAAGCCATACAGCTGTTTCACCTTTTATCATTACAACATCACCTTTGTTATTTGATGGAATGAATCCAGCTGAAGATGATAACAAAGCTAATGATGAACCATTGGCTATTGTACCAAACAGGTTTGCGAAAAAGTTATTGCTTTGTTCCATCTTTCTTTTCTTTTAACCAAACTATGAATGGAAGAATCCAAGTCTTACTGATTGCTGATGCAACCCAGATAATTGCCTGCGCAGTTATAATAGCACCAACAAGTGTTAAAAAATCAAACATAGTGATTTAGATTTAGTTAAAAATGAAGAATGAGTGCGCTCATTATAAACGCACTCATCTAAAGATTCTTTCATGGGTACAGTCAACGATTGTTGCTGCAAAAAATTATCTCCCATCTCCACATCCAGTTTAAAGGTGTAAAGTTAAATTGTTATTTAATAAAAAATTTCAATATGATTTTAATGCCTAAAGAACTGTGTATACACTGCATATCGGATTGCATCCATCAAATGGTTATCGTGATCTACAGGTTCATTTAGTGGTTTACCTGTATCAGGATCAATGATCCACATGTAACGTTCACGTTCCATTTTAATATTTAGTGATGACTCAGTATAAAAGATTTCATACTCTTTTAATTTATTGATTCCAGGCAATATACTGTTTGGACCTTTACGTGCAGCAATTGCCATCAGCGTATACTTATATTTTTTTGTGATTTCTTCATGCAGCTCTTTTTCAGCTGATTTGATTTCTTCTTCCATCAAATATTTCTCTTGCTTACTTACAGTACGTAGTTGACGTATCATATCACCATCGTGCTCTGAATAAACTATATTACTTGATTTAAATCCTTGATCACGAAATATTTGTTTAAGCTTTATTGCAGTAATTCCAGGTGCATAGCACAATTCATGTATGTAGATTTTATTTGCAATTCGGCAAAGCCTTACTCCAGCTGTGGGATCATTAGTGTAGCCAAAATCAAGACCACCAAACTTTGATGGATCATCCCATGGGAATTCTTTATCAGGGATCATGGTCCAATCAGGATAAATCAATCCCATTAAATTACCTGTCATGCCACGTGCATACACTTTCCACAACTCAGGGTCTTTTATGTTTTCAGTACGATCATGATCTTTTTGTGAAAGAAATGGATTGTGACGATGATCTGAAATGATAAGCTGTACATCAGCATTTAAATCATTTGCATTTTTAGTTGTACCAATCAGTTTATCATGTACCCAAAACGGAGCTGTAGGGTTATAATCAACAAATACACGTATGCGTGTTCTTTTAGCGTATTGCCAAAACACCATCCAAGTAATACCATTAGCTTCATTACAAAAAAGGTATTGGCGTTTGCCTTGCTTGGCTGTTTGTTCATCTACAGCTCCAACAAATTCCATGATCCAACCTGACTTGAATTTAATTACTCGATCTGTCTTGTTCCAATCATCTATTGCAGCTGAAACATATTCGTTAGTTATATTAAATGATTCAGCAATTCGGTATGCACCTTTCTTTGAATCAGGTACAGACTTATTTACTATTGTTATGATGGGATCGATTTCAGGTGGTTCAGTTCCTATAGCTATCGTAAACAATAGCTGCATAATGGAAACTGTTTTAGATGAATCAGTTCCACCTTGATTTATTACTACATCAGCTTTTGATTGCTGATTAGCATAGAACACTGGAGTACATTTGAACATTACAGCTTTATTCTAACTGTATCTGGCTTGGTATCTTTGATTAAAGACTTCGCTGGATTTGGATCAATGCACTCTTCAGTACAAGACCAAACTAAGACAGCTGTGACAATGATTACTATTAACTTTTTCATTTTACAATTTTTGATTCAGTTGATGCAAGAGGAGGTCCAACATTATATACATTTATTTGCAATGCTTGTGCTGGTGCGGTTGGGTTTAAGTTTTCAATCTTAGTTGGTGCATCATACCCAAGCATTCTACTGATAGAATCAAGTGCTTTCTGTTTATCATATAAACGAATTTTCACATACTCTACCTCTATTTCTTTTTTAACAAGTGCTGCACCTTTTTTACTGATAGTTAAATCAAACTTAGGGTTTTTCTCAGTACGTGTCTGCGTTACTATTTCAGCAATGCAAGACTTTTGTTCTTGGGTAAGTTTTTCGAATTCTTTACGTTCAATCCAAGTTTCATGCAAGTGAGCTATAGAACTGAATGCAATGGTTGCGTGCTCCATTAGAATTCGATGCTTAGTAATACCTGTGATTTCTGCGAGATTAGCTTGCAAGTATTTTATGTAGCTCAATACTTGTGGTTTCTTTAAGTACTCTCCAGCCATCGGACCAGCACTTTTTTGACTGAAACCGGCACGAATCATTGACTGAGTACCATTAAAATCTTTGATATATTCTTCACAAAAACGTTTCTGCTTTTCTGTGAGTTCAACAACTTCTGATGAATCACCTTTCTCAGTAGTTAATACTAAAGTCTTATTTCGCTTTGGAGAAGCCATAAACTAAACTTTATCTACTGTAGTAATCTGTTTAGGCAATTCAACAATTTTTGATTCACCTGACCATGTACCTGTTACAGTTCTGTTTTTACCTGATCCAGTTGAAACCACGTTTGTAAATCCAACAGACTTGAATTTAGCTGCAACCTGTTCATTAGTTGCAAACTTATCTACAAAACCAAGTTCTACTTCAGCTTTATAGTTTTGATTTTTTTCAATTTGAAAATTCATAATTGTTTTTGTTTAGTTGATAAAAGAACAGTCCAGTATTCGATGCCTATCCTTGTGCACAAGAGCTATCTTTGTGGACTGTTCTAATTAATTGATTGTTTATCATAGTTGTAAAATTAATATGTTTTTATTTAAATATTTTCGCTATTGGTTTTAGTGATCTATCTTCTTCAGCTTTATCACACCATTGCATTACTCTATTCCACATTGTATCAAATGGTAAGTTTTCAATTACTTTATTACCACCAACCCATATCAGTAAAAAACCTTTTATGTCAAAAGTCTTACTGTAACGTTCAGTATAGATTATGA